TAGCTCTTTTCAGTGGAATTTACCTTCCAGTAAAAGCACAATTCTCTGTATTTATTCTAATTGGAATGTTAGTGTGCTTTGTTGGAGCAGGAGTCTTAACCTTACTCTCATACTTACTTTTTAAGGAGTATAGATATAAAATTAAGAATACTTAAAATGCCTTGGAATGATTTGACATTATCAGATAAAGCCAGAATGATACAGCTTGCTGTTAATTCTGGCATTACTGATTTAAGGACTATACAAGAAGTATATAATACTTATGCTAATGGAGGAGACAAAGCCACTCTTAATAGCAAAAAATATAATGCCAAGCAGGAGAAAGCAATGTGGAATTATCTCAAAAATAGAGATTTAAATGATGCTCAAGCTGCAGGAGTATTGGGAAATTTAGCTGTTGAGAGTTATCTTAATGCTGATTTACATCAATATAAAGGGCCTGCTTATGGTCTAATTCAAGCTGAAGCTGGAAGACAGAGGGCTATGAGAACTCATCATGATACTCCATATTTATTTGGTTCAAGACTTACTCCTGAAGAACAGCAACAATTAGATTATATTATAGACAAAGGTATTAATTCTTATACTCCTGGTGAGTGGGGAAGAGGGGGATTCTCTGGTGCTAGACAAGCAAGACAAGCATTCTTAAATGCACAAGATGTAGATGCTGCTTCGAACATTTTTACATATAATTATCTAAGACCAGGAAAGCCACAAGTAGATAGAAGAAAAGCAATGTCTAATTACTATTATAATAAGTATCACAATCAATATGAAATTCCATTAATTTGGGAATAAAACTAAAAGTTTTTACGATTTTTCTTGCATAATTAAAAAATTTTACTTACCTTTGCATTGTTGTTTTAAACAAAGGAGAAGATATGGATAAACGTATTTACATTTTTATTGCAGTTCTTGCATTTTTTGCTGGCGCAATCTGGGTAAGTGAAGTTCCTGTAGTGGCTACTTTAGTTGCTTTCCTTGAGGTTTGCGCTGGTTTTGTTTGTGGTTATTTCTTTTATAAGGGAAAGGCTAATGAGGCTATTGCTAAATTAACTGAGGAAATCAAGAGTGTTAAGGAAGCCACCAAGAAGGTTAAGGGAGAAACTACAAAGACTCCTGCTACTAAAAGCTCTGCTAAATCTAAAAGAGCTAAGGTAGAGTAAGGGATAATAATCCCTTATATTGAAACATAGTGTAATGGTTAGCACTAGGGATTTTGGTTCCCTCAGTTTCAGTTCGAATCTGAATGTTTCAACTATAAAGCTGTTCCATAATTGTTAAGCCCAGTTTTCGCACTATACTGGCTAAAGAAAGTGCCTTTTTGCCTCCGTAGTTCAACGGAAAGAACCTGGGATTTCTAACCCCACAATGGCTGTTCGATTCAGCCCGGAGGTACATGGGAGCAAACAAAGAGTTTAGGAATAATATTTCTATCTGCCAGAACTGCGGTAAAGAGTATCATGCAAGATATGCTTCTTTTGGAAAGTTTTGTAGTTTAGCTTGTAGTGCTGAATATAAACACAAGTTGGGGTACCAAAGACTTATAGATGGAGACCCACATATAATGAGAGCCAACTGGTCTGCAGAAGAATATAAAAAAGACATTCTTGAAGAGCAGGGAGGAGTATGTGCAATTTGTGGAATTTCTCCAAAATGGAATGGAAAGCCTTTAGTTTTTATATTAGATCACATTGATGGTCATGCTTCTAACAATAAACGAAACAATTTAAGGTGTATTTGTCCTAATTGTGACAGTCAATTAGATACCTATAAATCTAAGAATAAATGTGGAGAAAGACATTATTATAGATATCACAAAAAGTTAAATCAAGATGAAAAATAAAATTGCAGATTGCGAACCTTTCGATACTATTAGAAACCTTGTAAAATTTCTAAATAAGAAGAATATCCCTAAAGAAGATATTGTAGAAATTTTAAATATTAACGGACAGCTTTTATTAGTATATTATCATTCATCAGAAGTAGAAGAGTTATGACTAGTGAGTTTTTAGAGGAAGAGGTAAGGACAAATCCTTATGACAATGAGCCTGTATATTATTGTACTCATTGTTTATCTTTGAGAATAAAAGCTTTAGATTCTTTTTTAGATTACTGTGACCATTGTGGGTCTACAGATGTGGATACTACAGATATCTACACTTGGAAGAAAATGTATAAAGAAAGATTTGGAAAAGACTTTTAATTATTATAAATTATGAAGAAAGAAGTTGAAATGAAGAAGGCCAGTGAGCCTAAGAATGAAAAGCTTACTTATGAGCAGCTTGAGAATGTATGTCACCAGCTTAGTGAGCAGTCTAGGAATCTTTATCAGAAACTGCAGGAGGCTGATTTGACCAATATGTTTAAGCGACTTGATTATTTGTTTGCTGTAGTTGAAAATAGAGAGGCATTCCCTAATGACTTTACAGACAAGTGTATTAAGGAAATCATCTCTGGAATGACAGTCTCAGAGAATTCAGATTCTCCTGAAGAGAGTAAAACAGATAAGTAAAATGGATGTTAAGGGAGTAAAACCAAATAATGTAATTGGTATTCCCACAACTCTGAATGATTTTTTTAGATATTGGGTTGAATTTTTAGGGCCCCTACATCATCTTACAAATAGAGAAATTGATGTTATTACAGCTTTCTTAAGAAAAAGATATGTACTTAGTAAGAGTATCTTAGATCCAAAAATGCTTAATAAGTATCTAATGAATGAAGATACTAAAGCAGAAATAAGGGAAGAATGTGGAGTTTCTCCAGCACATTTCCAAGTTATTATGGGTAAATTAAGAAAGAGTAGAATCATAGTGGATGGTAATATTCATCCTAAATTTATTCCTAATATTAAAGATGGTGACAATTTTCAATTACTGCTCCATTTTCAGATAAAAGATGAAGTATCCTGATATCTTAAAATTGCTGTCTGAAGAACTTAATATTTCAGAAGAGGTTGTGGACACTGCATATAAATCCTTCTATGCTTTTATAAGGGAGACTATTATTAACCTTCCACTTAAAAAGAATCTGACAGAGGAAGAATTTAATGCTTTAAAAACTAATTTTAATTTACCCTCTTTAGGTAAATTACACTGTACTTATGAAAGATATTTAGGAATAAAAGAACAAAGTAAATACATTAAAAATTTAAAGGAAAGATATGAAAATAAAGAAGATTAAGCCGTTGTACACTAGAATAATTACCACAATGGATATGTATGTAGAGGACCAGACAACTACTCCTGGAGGTCTTATTGATGTACAAAAGCTTACTCAAGGAATTAAAGAGTATCAGACAGTAGTTGAAGTGGGTACTTCAGTAAGAAATCTTAAAGTTGGAGATGTTGTCTGTATTAACCCAGATAGATATGCTGTGAGAAAATTTTCTGAGAACTCTATAAAGAATGATATCTTAGAAAACAGTGTTACTAGATACAACTTCAATGTTGTTAATATAGATGGTCGAGAGTATCTCATGCTGGATGAAGCAGATGTTGAATTTATAGTTACAGAATACGAATAACATAAAGCCCAGCTAAAAACTGGGCTTTTATTTTTTAATTATGAGACCTTATTATATTTCAGACTATAATATACATATCTATTATAGCTATAAGTATACTCAGGATGAGTTTAGAACTTCCCTTGTACATTTAAGGTATATGTATCCTGATAATACAGTTTTATGCAATCGCTCAGACGCATCTTTAATGAGAGAATGGGCAGCACATAGTTTTCTGTGGAAGATAGGTTTATATAGAGATAGAACTGCTCATGTGGATTTAAATTATCCCCAAAAATGGTATATAAAATTAGGATACTTTGTACTGGGGAATTTGGCTTTATTGTTAATTAAGTAGTGATTATATGAAATTAAAGTATATTGTAGATGCCTTAAATAGGTATTATTCAAAGAAGTTTCCTAATGCTAAAGGCTGGTTTATAGGGAAAGAGAGTGTAGAACCTACTAAATTAAATGCCTATAAGAAATATAAAGTTGAGATATACTATCATACTCCAGGTAAAAATCACATAGCTTATACTCAACAAGTTATAGATAGATGTCCTGAGGGAGCAGAGGAAGTATTAAAAGAACGGTTAATTACAGCTCTTCTTGAAGGCCTGTTTACTAATTTAAATTCTTTTGACAGCTATGAAACTGTTTAAATATGAAGGCTATAACTTAACTATATCTGAAGAAGCTTTTATGCTTAAGCCTTTTAAGAATCTGTGGAAGAGAGACAAATCTAAAAATAAAGAGAAGGCTTTACAGGAATTAGCCTATATTTATTTTATGGAGGACACTCGTTCAGATTATCAAGTATATATTGATAAGGAAGAGAGAAGTAAACAAATTAAGTTAGGAGAAGGTATAAAGGATGATTGGGAGCCTGATAAGGCAGTTCTTGAAGCTCAAGCTTTTTATGCAGGATTTAAATCAGAAGGTGCTCTTCTTCTTGAAGACATTAGAGTAGCTATTACTAAACTTAGGGAGTTTATTAAAACTATTGACCTGAGTGCTACAGACGATAAAGGTAAACCTATTTATACTCTAAATACTTACACTGCTACTATTAAACAAATTCCTGAACTAATTACTTCTCTTGACGAAGCAGAAAGAACTATATCAAAAGAAAATATTAATAGTGACAAAGTTAGAGGCTCCATAGAAAAAGCAATGTTTGAGGATGACCTCTAAAAACTAGTAATAGTATGGAGATAAAAACTAATAAGTATCAAACTCAAATTACAGAGGAACTACTTAAACAATATCCAGACGAAGTGGTGGAACAGCTATTTGATTTTATCAACGGTGTTGATTTTATCAAATGGCTGATTTCACCTGATAGACCTTATGCTAGAGACTGCCCTCATGATGAAGAGGGAAAGGTTATTGTAGATTTAGCTCATCCTCATATATTAGAAAATGTAGATTATTTTAGACAGCCTGCTTTACATTATATGAAGTATGGCTGTTATACCTTTTTAAAGCCTAATAGTAATCCTCATTCAGAATATAGAAAGTTCTGGACTGAGGAAAAAAGGCGTTGTTATGAAGGTTATGTAAGAGAAAGTGATGGTGAGTGGATTACAGGACTATGTTACTGGTTTCTTAATTATAATCCTATGTTGGTTAATAGGATTATTCCTGGAACTAGAAGAGCAGAACGTGTAGAATCATTTCCTTTCTTTTTTGAGGGTATATATTGGAGATTTCACTATCTTCAGCAAACTAAACTCTCTGGGCAGCATGGTATTGAGTTGGCTAGGAGACAGTGTGCTAAATCATATACCTTATCTTCTATTATGACTCATAACCTTATTTTAGGAGAAGCAGACCCTAATCCAGAAACACATAGGAGAAGAACTACAGTGCTTACAGCTTATGAAAAGGAGTATCTTAAAGATGATAAGGATGGTACTTTTTCAAAGTTTAAGCCTGCTTTAGGATTTATATTTACCCACACCCCCTTTCCCCACCTCTTGCTGAAAAACTCTCCTAATGAGATGTCTTGGCAGATGGGCTATAAGAATGAATTAGGTGTAGAAGCTGGCTCTTTAAATCAGGTACTAGGAGTATCTGCTAAAGATAATCCTGATAAGTTAAGAGGTAAGAGAGGTTGGGTATTATTTGAGGAGATGGGTTCATTTAAAGGATTACTTGCTCTATATGATACTACTAGAAAAGGTGTTGAGGATGGTAATTATGCATTTGCTACAATGTATTTGGTGGGTTGTGTATGTGCTGGCACCAAGGTTTGGACTCAAGATGGTAGATACATAAGTATAGAGGAATTAACTAAACAGGATGGAATCATAGGATTTTCTCCTGAAGTCTCTGTGTATCCTGATGAGAATTGTGAACTCTATCTGAATAGAGGGACTACTAATGAGCCTATACTTTCTAATATAAATACAGGAATTAAAGAATGTGTAAAGATAACACTGAATGATGGTACAACTCTAAGTTGCTCAAAAGACCATCCTATATTTATACAGAAATTACATTCTCCAAAACACAGCAATCGTTATTATGAAGAAGTATTTAAATTTGCTGGTGATTTAAAAATTGGAGATAGAGTTATTGAAGCTAGAGAAGTTCCTGTATTTGGAAATGATGCTCTTTTTGATGCCAGACTTGTAGGAATGTTAATTGGAGATGGAACGTATGGATTACATAATTCTGTAAAATATTGTTCAGAAGACAAAGAGCTTTTAGAATATATTAAAAAATATAATTGGAAAGTAACAGCTTCTCATATAACTAAAAGTGGTAATTTATATGAAGAAGGCAGAGTCGTGGGACTGGTTCCTCAACTTAGAAAGATAGGTATCTATGGTCAAACTAAAACATATAAAAGATTACCTACCAATTATCAAACCTTAAATAAAGAAAATATCATAGAACTTTTATCAGGACTATATGATACTGATGGCTCTATATGTTTATCTAAAAAGAATGGATATATATATTTAACACAGTCTAATAGAGAAATACTTGAACAAGTTAAAATATTATGGAGAAAGTTTGGAGTAGTTGGAGCAATTACTAAAACTAATCCGACTATAAGAGAGGATAGAAAAGACAAGAATCCTTGGTACACTTTAACAATTTCAGGCAGATACAATGCTGTAAAAGCTGCCGAAACTCTACAATTACTAGTAGCTCACAAAAGGGAGAATCTAAAAAAGATTATAAACTATTATACAAGTAATCCTAGTAAAAAAGAAAGAAATTATCCAAAAGATATTATTGTAAGTACTGTTAAAGAAGTAGAAGATTTAGGAGAGCAAACAGTATATAATTTAACAGCAGGATTAAGTCATACTTACCTAGCTAATAATATTATAACCCATAATACTGCTGCAGAGGATGAATCTGACTTTACTTCAGCTAAAACCTTATTATACAACCCAGAAGGATATAATATTTACTCTATTAAAAATGTATTTGATAAGAAAGGTCAGGGTAAAGCTAACTTTGGGTTTTTCTTTCCTTCTTATATAAATAGGTCTGGGTGCTATAATGAAGATGGTGTATCTGATGTAATTAAAGCTCTTCTGGAGATTTTAATGGCCAGATATAAAGCTAAATACTCTGCAGACCCTCAATCTGTATTAAGAGTAATTGCGGAAGACCCTATAACCCCTGCTGAGGCTATTATAAAAGTTAAGGCCTCTTATTTCCCAACAGCATCTGTAAATGAACGGATTGCACAGCTTGATGAAGACCCCAAAGCCTATAATGATGTATATGTAGGAGACCTTGTAGTTAGAAATGGTAATGTAGAATTTACTCCTACTGGAGATATCCCTATACATAAATATGGTGTAGATAACTCTACAAGAGGAGCTATAGAAATCTTTGAGATGCCAGAAAGAAATAGAGAAGGAAAATTATTCAGTGGTAGGTATATAATAGGACATGACCCTGTTGATAATGACCAAGCAGAATCTACTTCTTTAAGTTCTACATTTGTATTTGATTTATTTACAGATAAAATTGTTGCAGAATACACTGGAAGACAGTTATTTGCTGATGACAATTTTGAGATAGTAAGGAAACTGTGTCTATTCTATAACGCTAAATGCTTATTTGAATCTAATAAGAAAGGTATATTTGCATACTTTTCAAAGATGAACTGTACTCATCTATTAGCAGAGACTCCAGAATACCTTAGAGAGAAGCAATTAATTAAATATAGTGCTTTTGGTAGTAATAAGTATGGTGTAAATGCAGGGCCTGCTATTAATGACTATGCTAATGGATTACTAAGAGATTGGTTACTTAAACCTGTAAATATGGTAACCAAAGATGAAAATGGTAACCCATTGGAGGTTACCATTCCTATGCTGTACACTATTAGAAATAGAGCACTTCTTGAAGAGCTAGCTGCTTATACTCCAGAACTTAATGTTGACCGTATTAGGGCTATGGGTATGGTAATGCTTTATAGAGAAGAAAAGAACATTCTATATCATGGAGATATGAGTGCTGAAAGAGATGAAAGTACTAATGTTAATTATCTAGGTAATGATTCATTCTTCTCTAGGAATTATGATAATAGACTAGTTAAACAGTAAATTTAGTAAAAGTTAAGAATACCCTTAATTTTTTATTTATTCTATTGGAATATTATAATATAATATTTACATTTGTAGCAAATTTAAAGATACTATATGAAAGAAACTTATAAAGGATTTCCTCCTCAACAATTGTCCTTCACTTCAAAAGGAAAGAGGTGGAGGAAGGCTTGTGTTGATTGGGGAACTGACCAAGCTACAATTACATATAGTCCAGTTAGAAAGTCTGTAATTCATAAGAGGATTAATTATGATTTACTTAATGGGATACTGCATATGCAGGATCTTCAATTAAATTGAATCCTGAGAATCTTGATGCTGGGTTCATCCCAGATAAGATTCAGCATTACCCTATTATGAATTCTAAACTTAATGTTCTAAGAGGTGAAGAGTCTAAGAGAATATTTGATTTTAAAGTTATTGTTACTAATCCCAATGCTATTTCTGAAATTGAGAATGAAAAGAAGGAGCAAGTATTTAATTCTTTGTTACAATTGATTGCAGAGAATGTAGCATCTGAGGATGAATTTAATCAAAGGCTTGAAAGACTTGGAGAGTATTACTCTTATGAATGGCAAGACATGAGAGAAATAAGAGGAAATGCACTTCTTCAGCATTATATGAAGGAGTACAATATTCCTTTTATGTTCAATCAGGGTTTTATGGATGCAATGGCTGTAGCAGAAGAGCTATACCAATGTGATATTGTAGGGGGAGAACCGGTTATTGAAAGATTAAATCCTCAAAAAGTAAGAATATACAAATCAGGATATTCTAATAGAGTTGAAGATGCCGATATGATTATACTGGAAGACTACTGGTCTCCTGGTAAAATTATTGATACTTACTATGATGTATTAACTGATAAAGATATTAAGTATATAGAGAGTATTCCTTTTGCCAATGATGCTGGAGACACTGATTCTATGGATAATATAGATGATAGGATGGGATTCGTCAATACTCACATGA